CTCTCTTATGCCGTTTACATAAGCGTAAATATCTATTGTGCCCCCATATTCATATTGCTCACTGACCATAGGCCATTCTATGATAGGTTTGATTTCATTGTCAGCGTGGATTGGTATTATCGTATAATTCTTTTTCCACTTCTCAAAACTTTTAAGTACGTTTTTGGCTGCCCTAATCTGGTTCTCGCTGTAATCGCTTGTATCAGTTTTTTGTTCGAGCAATCTATTTGTTATAAATGCGTGCCCCAGCGTACCAATATCGGCAGTTTCGTCTCGGTATTTGTCCGAGCTTATTCCTTTGAGGCCAAGATTATTAGCCCACTGGACGAGAAAGTTTTTGCCCCAGCCACATTGGCCGCCAGTGATTGTAGTCGTACCGGGAAAGATTATGCCTTTGCCGTTTTTATATTTCTGTACTTTAGACCTGTAAATTATGTGAGCCCTTGTTTTCATTTTTCTCCTTTTTTATATAGGGGTTCCCTTTTTCTGTTGTATAGTATAAGGCAGTACTGAGCGTGCCGTATATTTCACCGATAATTCGAGGAAGCTCATCCATACTACAATTTTTTAAGCTATTTAACAATTGCAATGATTTACTCACTGCAACTGATAACTGCTTTAGTTCATAAGCTGTTAAGTCGTAGCTTGCAGCCTTATCGGCACATGTTTCGCACAGCAATGTAAGGGGCTTGGCTGTATAGGTCAAACAGCCTTCGCATTGTTCTTTTTCTTTATTCATTTTATTTCTCCTTCTGCTCTAAAACTGCTACCAGAGCACGAAGTTTTATGATAAATTGTTTGAGCTCAGGGAGGGTTAAGAGTGCTTTATTGCAATTTGACTTCATTGTTGACATAATTATGTGATTGGAAGCATCAAAGAGCTCTGTACAAACTTCTATAATGTTATTAGCATCGGGTGCAAACCCAAAGGTTTCTACATCTTCTGCTTTCATTGCCTCTTGGATTGCCTTGAGGTCATCAAAGGCATTGAAGACTATGTCTTTGACGTGAAAGGATAGCGAGTAGTTTAAGAGCTCTGCTGTACTAACATCTTTCAGCCCTTTGTTTCCTACAAAAATAGTTGCACAGCTATTGTTATATTCATCAAAGCCAAAGTCTCCGTGCCTTGGCTCAGGTGGTTTAGGTTTTTCATTGGCCTTTTTCCATAACTCAGTTAGGGTTTCCAGTGAAATCTCTTCAAGATTAAGTTCTTTTATTTCCATTTTTATTCTCCTTCATACATAAAGTCCCATTTTGCTGCTTCTTGCTCACAAATTGCTTTATTCCACAATCTTATAGTATTTGGTCCAACAATACTATCTGGCTCTGCACCAACCATTATCTGTAGCTCTTGAATGGTTGGGATAGCAGAAGGCTGTTTGGAGGCTTGGCGATAAAGTGCTTGTGTTTTTTTGTCTATTTGGTTGAGACCGCTACCTATACCGATTGCCAAAATGATTACAAGGCCAATAGTTGCTATTATCAGAAGTGCTTCTGTTTTTCCTTTCATAATTTTCTCCCTCCAAAAACTGGTGGCGAAGCCTGTATCCGTAAAATTGAAATGTCATCGTTCAAAAAGTATTCTACCGCCTTGACGAAATCCCAAAGAATTACTATCGCACGATAGCAAACTAACTTCTCGTCTGTTTCAAACAATCCTTTTAGAGATATTCGTTGATGTAATGTTAAATCTGTATATTTCATAATTTACTCCTTTTTAATCTTGGAGGCCAACCCGCAAGCTGGCCTCCGGTTAGTGCTTTACTCAACGGTGTTATTCTCGGCTGCAAGCTGAATGTCTGTGCCTACGCCCTTGACAAGCCCGCCAAAGCCGGCGGCTGCATTGCCACAACTTGACAGTATCAGGCATAGCCAGATGACACCCAAAATCAGGGCTACCTCAATTGCTCTTGCTTTCATTTTCTCTTTCCTTCTTCATATTAGTTTTGGCATCCTGCGTTAATGGCAATCCGTTAAAACAGATTTTGTCTTTTTGATTGGATTGCAATCTTTTTTAACGCCGAGCAATTGTTGTATTTCTCTCATCATTGCAAATGTCTTTTGACTACAGGCAGTGCAGTGCATACCACCCAAACTATCTTGCCATAAATCACAACATCTCGGCCATTTTGTGGCGGCTTTTCGCACTTTTTCAAGCAATCCTAATTCGTTATTCATTTTCTTACCCTTTCTATTTTATAATTGCTGGCCGAGGCAGGTCTTTCGTAACCTGCTCTTGGTTCTGCGCCACGGGTGAGCCATACCATTAGTCGCTCGTTTTTGTTTGGCATAAGCCACTCGGCCATATTAAGTTTTCAAAAGCTGCTGGCAGGCAAGGTTTTCCACGTCCTATAAGTCCGTCCGTACCCTGCAAGAGGTTCTTCAGCCCAGAGAAGCCACTGCCAGCCTTCCTCTGTTTTTAAAGTGCTGGCCTGCCAGCCTATACGCTAACCGGCAGGCCAACGGAGCGTATTATGCCTTAACAGTATTGCTGGCTAATAACACAGCGATTTTGAGCCGTCCAAGTTATGCTGCTTCCTTTCTGCTTTACGCTCCTTTATTAAGTTATCAATCTTATTATTGCGGCCGGTTTTTGCAGAACCGGCAAACTGTTTACTTAAGCGTTAAATTGTAAAGCTGCTCAGCTATGTTATGTAAATCACTTTTTATATCTTTGGGTTTTTGGTAACAGTTAATGTCCCGTAAGTGTGATGATAAAATCCGTACGGCTTTAATTTCGGCCTTTTTGAGAACTTCTTTTGTTTTCATTTTTACGCTCCTTTCAAAAAGGCGGCGGCCTCAATGCCAGCCAAAGCAGAGAAATGAAGAACCGCCGCCGATTGCTTTGTTGTTTGTTTGATTATTTGTTTTGCTTTGGCTAACATACTTAATCCTATCGTCAAAAAATTCTTATCTCTATATATATTATACGGGAGTAAACCGAAAAAAGCAAGTGGATTTTATGATATTTGTTATAAGTGCTGATGGGACAAAGAGATAAAATTTTATTTTATTTTTAATTTTATTGATTGGACATTTGGTTATTGGGACTGTAGTATGTATCAACAGAACTTATGATAAGTAAAACTAATAGCATTAAGGATAATGTTAAGATTATTTTGGCTGCAATGACACCTCTCCAGCGTCGTCGCTATCGGTTGTATATCAAAGGCAATACACAGGCTGAAATTGCAAGGGCTGAAGGTGTGAGTCAACAGGCGGTGCAAAAATGTTTAGATAATGCAAAAAAAAGAATAAAAAAACGACTCAAAAGGGTTGTCAAGTAAGGATACTATATAGAAGGACTCTATTTACAGGGATGTTAAACATTGGGACAATATGAAGATTATCAGTCAGCTGCTATTGAAGCGATTCGGACTTTGCACATATCAAGACGGTGCAAGGACGACGCTATGCAAGAGGCGGCTGTTGCATTTTATAGCGGTGAGAGCGTAGTTAAGCACTTGCGTAAATGGTGGAACAAAGAGCTCGCCGCCAGCCATAAGGTTATTGCTTTCGGCAATGCTACGAGAAGCAGCGATGACTTCGCAGAGATTAAAAAGATACAGGCTGATTATCGCTGAACTGCAATATTGGCCTAAAAAGATGGGCATAAAGGTATAGTTTACTATTGATTGAGGTGAGTTCGGGGCTTACAGCGAGTGTGAAGCCTCGAAAAGCATAAGAATAAGGTTAAAATGAGGTAGGCTGATAAAAAAGGCGGATGGAACTGAAGCCGACAAATGCCCAAAACAGGAATGCGGGGTTAAACCTACCGCACGGGCAGCCAGATGGGATAAACAGTGGCTACGGGTTGCACTCTCCATCAAATCTATAATGGTTATGATAAACAAGCCTTTGCCTATTAGCTGTTGAGGTTATATTAAGCGTTAAGATATAATCCCATTAAACCTGTTGGATTATTTAGTGTAAAAAACATCTGACAAGTGAGTGCAAAAAACACTTGACAAATAAGCAAAGAATGTTAGACAAATGGTTAGAAAACAAGAGAATAGATGCAGAGTAAAAGAATGTTCACAAGGAAAGCCAACAGATAAACAGCAGGCTTTTGTGGAGATATACCGTATCAATGGCTTTAATGCTGCCGATGAATGTAATTGGGGTTATAAGATTTATAAGAATGAGGATAAATGCCTAAACCACGTGCAAAAGATGGATTGACGAGTTTGCAAAGAAACTTTGTAGCCTGCTTTGAGAGTAATGGCTTCAAAGATGTAGAGCAAAGTGCTATGGATGCAGGATATAGCGTAAGCTATGCAAAGTCTATAAGCTATAAACTACTGGATAATACTGGTGTTAAAGAGGCTATCGCTAAGCGTAAGGCCATTGTACAGCGTTTGGCTATAGCTAATCGCAAGGACAGGCAGAGCTTCTGGACAGCCACAATGGCCAATGAGAGGGCTTCTATGGCTGATAGGCTGCGAGCCAGCGAGCTATTAGGCAGGTCTGAGGCTGACTTCACGGACAACCTTAATACTGCTGATAAGACTAAAGCCATAGAGCTAACGGAGCGTGAGCAAGCCGAGGCTAGGCGGCTGGCTGGCATAAGGCTGCGGCAGCCAGCAGAGGCCAGCAGGCAGCCAGAGGCTGGCATACAGCTGGCTAAGGCCATCGTAGGGTAACATTATGCTAACAGGACAAGCCAAAACTGACTATCAGCGAGAGTATATGCGTAGGCGTAGGTCTAACAAGCCAAAGTCTAACAAGAGGCCTGAACCTGTTAGACCTAAGGCTATACAACAGGCCGCCTGCAAGTATTGTGGGTTGCCAGAAGACCAGCCATCTAATGGACAGTGTAGCAGACACCCTGTGGCTTAGGCAGGGGGGGCTAAAAAAAGGCCTTGACCCCCCAAGCGGGGGGGGGGCAATGATTATATGTACAAGCCCAGAAATGCTGACAGCTTTTGCAATTCTGGACAAGGCAGGTAGAAAATGAAAGCTGAAAACGAAGATAAAGACTTACTAATTAAAAAGTTACGGTTTCAGGTTGAATGTATGCGGGAGATAATCCATTTTTCGGATAAAACGCTTTCTGTTTTACAAAAGCATCCCACACCTGCTTTGCCGTCGATTGTAGATAAAGAGTTATAAAAGTATTCTCTCAAAGGGATTTTATGAGTTATGTTTATTTAATAAAATGTGGTGATTTACCTTACTATAAAATTGGCATTTCTGATAGCCCCTCGGAGCGGTTAGATGCCATACAAAAGTGTAATCCGTTGCCATTGTCGCTTTTAATGATTTGTGGGCTTTCGAGTCGAACGGCAGCAAGCCAAGCTGAATTACAGATTCACCTTAAACTGAAGCCTCATAATATACACGGCGAATGGTTTGAGTTATCACGAGAACAAGTAGAAATCTTGAAGTGCGATATGGCAAAAGCCAGCGATTGAGTAGTTACGGGGGTTTTTAAGGCTTAAGAAAGGAGTCAAATGCGAAAGAAAAGGATTTTAGCAAAGCTTGAGAAGCTTGAAAACAGGATTAACTGGCTTGAATGTGGCCAGCGAGGCCATAAATGGCGTTTTGAGAAAATAGCAAGGGATTATTACCCTTATTTTCTTTCAAGCCCAGAAAACATTGAAGCGATAGACGGCTATATAGATGGCTATAAATATAAGTGTAAGAATTGTGGTACAAACTTAATTAAGCATGAATCCGAACTATCTAAAGCCCAGCTAAAAGCAATCCAGACTTTAGACCACATTGATTAGTTAGCCTCGTCTGCCACGAAAGGACATTTTATGCCAGAAAAAGACAAAGCCGACGAAAGCCCTGAAGCCGTCAAGAAGGCTTTTGCCGAGTGGCTTAAGAGCGATAAGCACGTCTGCCCCCACTGTGGCCGTTGCCCGGTGTGTGGTAGGGGTGGTGAGCCAAATACAGATACTTATCCTTATCCAGATTGGCTCCAACTTATCTGGTAATTATGTACTAATACATATTAATACAGGGGCAAGTTATGCAACTTAACTTTTGGGATATTGCCTTTTATGCTGCCGTAGCAACCTGTCTTATCTGGCTTATACTGCAATCTTTCTGTTAAAGCAATTTAAGCCAAAAACTACAATAACGCATAGTCTTATTGCACTTAATTACAATAATGAAAGAATTAACCCCGTCTCAAATAGCTTCTGCTGATGCTGCTTACTGGGCAAATCTAAAGGAAATCCAGCTTCAGAGCAGTAAGTTTTCTTTCAAAGACCACGAGTATCAGGTTGAGCCTATGCAATCTACTGCTCGCAGAAGAAGTTTTATGAAGGGCACACAGGGTGGTTTTAGCGAACTGGAAATTATCAGATGCCTGCACGGAATGATTTATATGCACTATCCGCAAGGTGTTCTTTATACTTTTCCTACTACTGATGATGTTGGCGAGTTTAGCAAATCTCGTTTTAATCCTCTTATTTTGGCTAATCGTGAAGCTATAGGCCAATATGTCAAGAAAACTGATACGGCTTCTCTGAAGAAAATACATAATGCCTTTCTATACTTAAGGGGTGCGAGATTAAGCCAGAAGATAGGCCCGAATAGCGACCAGAGCGAATCGACAAAGATGAGAAGTATTCCTGTTGATAAGGTTGTTTTTGATGAAATTGACCTTATGGACGAGGATGTAATAGCAAAAGCCAAAAGCAGGATGGGTCATTCTAAAGTCAAAGAAGAGGTTTATATCTCTAATCCGACTATTCCTGATTTCGGTATTGATAAAATATTCCAGCTATCTGACCAAAGGCATTGGTTTAGGAAATGCGACTGCGGCGGCTGGACTTGTGCCGAATTGTCATTTCCCGATTGTGTGAAGTTGAACAAGAATGGCGTTGGCTATATTGCCTGCGATAAGTGTGGCAAAGAAATAGGGTTTAGCGTTGGCGAGTGGGTTCCTTCTGTACCGGCCAATACTGACTATATGGTTGGCTATAGGTGGTCACAGCTTACCAGTATTTTTAATGACCCAGCAGAAATATTACACGATTTTAACGACCCGCCAGAAGGCAATATTGGCGATGTCTATCGGTTGCGCTTAGGTCTGCCGTATATAGCGGCAGAGGACAGATTGACCTCGCAAGATGTTTTTTCTTGTTGCGGTACGAATTTATCGCTTCATTCTCATCGTGGCCCGTGTGCAATGGGTGTAGATGTCGGCAAGATAAAGCACGTTGTTATTGGTATTAAAACGGGCAAGAATAGATATGAGATTCTAAAAACTGCCCAGCTTTCTGGCTGGAACGACATACACGATATAGCCAAAAGGTTTAATGTTAAAAGTGCTGTTATAGATATTCGTCCTTATGAGGATATGGCACGGCAGTTCCAGGCGGCAGAGCTGTATAAGATATATTTATGCGAATACTCCGAATCGGCAACACAAGGGGTTGCTTATAACGAAAAAACTGGAATTGTTAAGGTAAACCGCACGGAAGTATTTGATGCAACGCATAGAATGGTTACAAAAGATGGTGTCTTAAAAATTCCGAGAAATTCACCGGAGGTAAAAGAATTTGCCAAACAACTATGTGCAACTGCGAAAGTATTGGAAACCAATAAGCGGTCTGGCACTTCTATTTATAGATACAAAAAGTTAGGGGCAGAGCATTTTAGGAACGCCCTTAATTATTTTTACCTTGCTGCTTCTGGAGGCAAAATTGCAAACGTAGGCCATAAAAGGAACAGGCGGGAAACAGCAATAAATGACTATGCAAGGATATAGGAAGATGAAAACATTTCATTGGGAACAAGTAGATAGAAAAGATGGTCTGGTTGAACTTCATTGTTTTCATACACAGCGAAATAAAAATTTCAATAAGACAAGAAGGATTATGTCGGCGTTTTATGCCCTTTCTGAAGATGTGGAAAAGGCCAAGAAATCTTTTGAGAAAAACAGAAGATGCGTAGTGGATGGCGGTGCGTGGGAAACGATAAAAGATGCTGTGTGGTCATTTATTGATGGTGAGTGGGTAATTGACTCATCACAGATAAAAATTTGTGAATAATAAATGACTATGCAAGAATCTAAAAGGATAACAGTGTTGAAAAAAATTATTATTCAATATCAAGTTTTAAGAAGGCGGGACGGAAAAGTGGTTTGTTGTCTTTGCGAAACACCCATCAACGACACCAATCAAGCGGAAGGACACGAATTGAGGCAATTATCTTTGCCTGATAGAGAATACAGATTCAAGCATTTTGGCGAGATATGTAAATCCTGCCTTACCGGTGAGGTAAATAGAATTTGTAACTATGCCGGAATCTAAAAAAAAACATAATGCGGGAAAAGGAGATAGTTACCGGCCTGTTGACAAGAAAAGGTATGACAAAAACTACGAAAGAATATTTGGCAAGAGAAAGGTGAAATAATGGGAGGTTTATTTTCAAGTCCTAAATCAGTAAAAGCACCACCTGTTGCAAAAACAGAACCGTTGCCTGAGGTTATGGAGGGCGCAGAGGACGAGGCAAAAAAGAGGGCAAGGCGTAGAAAGGGCAGGCGAGAAACATTTATAACAGGTGAATTAGCGCCTGAACCCACCAAGAAAACGTTACTGGGATAAATACATGTCAGAACAAAAAGCAGTTGATATTATAAAATTGTATGAAAAAGAAGAAGCAAAAGCTTCTAATTTCAGGGCTCTTTTTCAAAGCGTTGCCGACTTAGTGTTTCCGAGAGAAAACCAGATAACAAGTAAAAGCTATCCTGGCACAGAAAGAACTATCAATTTATTCGACCCGACAGGGGTAATGGCTTCTATGGAAATGGCATCCGGCCTTTCTATAAACCTTGTACCGCCTGGACAGAGATTCTTTTTAATAAAGGCATCTGATAATAAGTTAAATGAAATAGCGTCTGTTAAGAGGTCGTTAAATATAATAACAGAACGCACGCACGAATATTTGTTTGCTTCTAATTTTTTACTTCAGCTAAACGAGACATTGCGTTCCCTTGGTGTTTTTGGCACAGGGAATTTATACTCTGAATGGGTGCCGGAAATTGGCTTAAACTTCAGGGATTACGACATTGGTAATTATCTGATAATGGAGAATAACAAAGGCCGTGTAGATACAATGCTAATGAAGTTTGTTTTTACGGCACGGCAGGCTGTCCAAGAATGGGGCAAGGAAAATGTCGGCCAAATTATAAGGAAAGCCTATGGAGACGAAAAAAAGCAAAACGATAAGTTTGATTTTATTCATGTTGTAAGACCACGGGAAAAACGCAATCCGAGACTTGTGGATAATCTTAATATGCCTTTCGAGTCTATGTATATTGCGGTTAAAGAAAAAATAATAGTTACTGAGGGTGGCTACGAGGAATTCCCTTACGCCGTTCCGAGATGGACAAAATCCTCTAATGAAGTTTTTGGCAGGGGGCAAGGTACGTTTGCATTGCCTTTTATCAGAACATTGCAAGTAATGACAAGAGACCTTATCGAGTGCGGAAACAAATACAATAATCCGGCAAGGGAGGTATTAGATAGTTTTGAGGGTGATGTTAATGTAACACCTGGCGCAAATAACTATGTTCAGCAAATTCCTTCTATTAAAGCTATTGATGAAGGTGTAAGGGGCAATTTCCCGATAACTAAAGATATACTCGAAATGCAGCGGGACTTTGTTAAAAAAATGTTTTTTAATGATATTTTTGTTCAGTTGGCTGACCTCAAAGGCGATAGAAGGACACAGTTAGAGATTTACGAAAGATTAAGAGAGGGATTGCAACGGCTTGGCCCGCCAATCGGCAGAATAAACGAAGAATTATTTAACCCGCTTGTTACCAGGGTTGTTTTGTTATTATTAAGAAATGGTGAGCTTCCGCCAATACCCACCGAACTTCAAGGCCAGCGGTTTAAGATTGAATATATCGGGCCTCTTGTATTGGCATTAAGAAGCGGGCAAGCCAAGGGCTTCCAGCAATGGGCAGCTTTTGTAGGCGAATTAGAAGCAGTATTCCCAGGTGTTAAGGATAATATAGATGCCGATTCAGCTGTGCGGAGAATGGGCGAAACATTTGGTGTAAACATCGAGGATATTGCTACGATTGAGGAAAGAGACGAAAAAAGGCGAGTTCGTGCCGAGCAGTTGCAGCAACAGCAGGCTTTAGAAATGGCACAAGCGGCCGCACAGGGCTATGGCCAGACTACCAAATCGCCAGAAGAAGGTAGTCCGGCAGGCGAAGTTATGGAAGCAATAAAAGGTTAAAAAATGAATAAAACCGGTGGTTTCTATAAAATTGGTGGTTTCTGTTGGGCTGGTTGTGATTTTATAAGCGATTTCAAGAAGGCAATACTAAAAAAAAGATTAAGAAAGAAAAAAAATGCCGTTAACTAAAAAAGGGAAAAAAATCAAACGGGCTATGAGAAAGCAATACGGCAAGAAAAAAGGCGAACAGGTTTTTTATGCCAGCCAGAAGAAGGGGACTATCAAAGGCGCCCATAAAGGAAGAAAAAAATAGACAGAGAAGATAAACAAAAGCAGTTGATTATAGATTTTGGAGTTACTTTCGGGACGGAAAACGGCAAGCGTGTTCTGGCTCAATTAAGAAAACTAACAACTTATAATCGTAGCAGCATTTTGCCCAATAGCGAAATAGACGTAAACCGTTTGATTTACGACGAAGGTCAACGTGTCGTAATAATTTATATAGATAATATGCTGGCAAAAATACCAGGCGAAAAAAGACAATTAAAAGCAAGGGATTGAAAAATGGAAAAAGATATAAAAAGCACGTTTGAGGGAAACTATGAAGTAAAATTAAAATGCGGCAATTGCGGAAAAGCATTTATCGTAATATTGCCAAAAGGTACGTCTTTACCCGAAAGAACAAGATGCATTCATTGTGAATGTAAGACGCACACAAAATATATACTTGAGTAAGCAAAGAGTTGATTATGGAAAACTTTATGATTGGCGATATTGAATGCCAAATATCACCTTACGGCAAGTATTATCAGGTATCTACAAGATTCAAAGGCCAGTTATTTGCCGAGTTATTTGACGCTGGCCAAAATTCTATCCAAGATGCGAAAAGGAAATTTGGGATATTGTTTAATGCCAGTAGAAATTTATTAAGAAAAAAGAAAAAGGTTTTATATGAAATTTGGGAAAAGCAAGGAATCCATAGGGAGATTCCTGATTTTTAAGAGGTATTTTTAGAAAGGATTATATTATGACAGAAGGGACAACTGACCTTGTGGCCGCAGAGCCGATAGCCCCAGAGCCAACAGGACAACCAACCCCTCCGCTTGTCAATGCAGAAGGTGAACTCAGGGATGGTTGGAGAGATTCGTTACCGGAGGATATTCGGAACGAAAAAGTTTTTGATAGAGTAAACAATTTTGAAGGTGTGATGAAGAGTTTGGCAAGTGCCGAGAAGATGGTTGGCAGAAACAAGGTTGCTATTCCTAATGAGGCATCAAGCGATGTCGAATGGGATGCCTATTATGTCGCTGGTGGCAGGCCGGAAACAGCAGGCGATTACAACCTTGCACGGCCAGAAGAATTGCCGGAAGAGTTTTACAACCAAGAGTTAGCAACTACTGCGCAAGAATTGTTCCACAAGATTGGCTTAAGCCAAAAGCAAGCTGACGCATTGTTTGCATTTAATAATAACAATGTAATAGCACAACTTGCGAAGAATAAGCAGGATGCAGAGTTGGTGGCAACAATGCTTAAAGATAGTTTGTATGCCGATTGGGGCAATGCCTTTGAGCAGAAGAAGCATTTAGGCAATGTAGCGGTGGAGCAAGGGACGAGTGGCGATGATGAATTTAAGGAACGCCTTACCCAGAAGTTTGGCAATGACCCTGACTTTATCCGATTTGCCGCTGATATTGGCAATAAATTTGCCGAAGGCAAGGCTGTTGATGTAACTAAACTCATTCCGACACCAAGTGATATACAAGCTCAAATAGATGATGAAATAGCAAAACCTGCTTATGGTGTTGATTATGCTAAGCATGGCTTTACAAAACAACAGCACAAAGCAACTGTTGCTAAAGTATCAAAACTATTTCAAGAAAAAGTAAGTCATACAAAGACTGGATAACCTCTCTTTGAGAACCAGTTAAAGTATTATATCGGACAACCTCGCAAGAGACCCAAAAGAAGACAGTAAACTGTCCGTGAGCGACGCACGCAGGGGAGACCCACAAGGATAACCTTTCCGATTAACGGGAAATTTCTATTCCTATTGAAAGGTTATCTAATGAGCGTACAGATTCCTGTTGCCTTCGTTGACCAGTTTAAGGCTAATATTTTGCTGTTAAGTCAGCAAAAAGAGACTTTGCTGCGTCAGTGTTGCAGGATGGAAGATATAACTGGCGACACTATGTTTGTCGAGCGGGTTGGTGCTACTACAGCACAACTTATAGGTGCTCGACACGGTGATACGCCGCTTATCTCCACCCCGCACTCCAGACGAAGGTTGACGATGGCTGATTACAACTGGGCTGACTTGATTGATAATAAAGATAAGCTAAAACTGCTCATCGACCCTCAATCAACTTATGCCCAGAACGCTGTAATGGCGTTCAACCGCACTATTGACGATACGATTATCTCGGCATTAGGCGGACTTTCTTATGGTGGACACGCAGGTGTAGCAATTAACAACTACGACGTCAACGAATGTCGGCTTATCAGGGATAACGGCACAATTATTGCTGCTGGCTCTCCTAATACCGACTCCGGTGCAGAGACAGGTTTGACTATTCCCAAATTGCTTACCTGTAAGCAACTGATGGATGATGCGAATATTGATAAAGACCGTCAAAGATACTTTTTAACAAATCCGTACAACATCAATCAGTTACTTAATACTACAGAGGTTAAAAGTTCCGATTATAATACTGTCAAGGCTTTAGCACAGGGTCAGATTGACACATATCTTGGCTTTAAGTTCCTTATGTCCACAAGGCTTAATGCTTCGGTCAATCTTGATGCCACTGATAGCTATGCCTTCGCTCAGGATGCGATTGTCCTCGCCGTCGCTGAGGAACCTACGGTTCGTATTACGGAACGAGACGACAAGAACTACTCAACTCAAGTTTATGTTGAGATGTCTATTGGCGCCACCCGTGTTGAAGGCCCCGCAGTTGTTGAGATAGCTCTCGATACTGTTTAAGAAAGGAGATTTATAATGGCTGATTATCCATTTAGACCTTTAGATTGGGCTGCTTCGCCACACGATTTTGCTGGCGATAATCAACTTGGTATTTACCAAGAGGAGGCGACCCAAAGATTTGTACCTGGAACTCGCTCACTAACGTGGGATGGACGTGTATTTAAGTATGGGAAATCCAGAGATGCTACACTAAAGTCTGGTTTCGGTGCATTTAATGATTCATCGGCTGTAAATATCAGTGTTACTGGTGCAAGTATTGCCGAAGGCGATAGAGAAACCGTATTGGTTTTTGCTGCCACAGATGGCGTTGGTGAAGATGGTGTTTGTGCCGACAAGGAACTTGTTGGCGGTTATTGGGTTACTGGACATGGAGTAACAACTGTTCAGAATCGTTTAATTGTTGACACTGATGGCGTTGGCGTTACTGGCGTTGGTGGTAATATCACCTTAACTCTTGATGGACCAGTAAGTGATGTATTGGTAACTCCGTGGACTGAGGTTGTTTTGAATCCTTATCGTTACCTCAAAAAAGAGGGTGGTCAGTATGCCTCTGTTATGGGTGTTCCTGCGTGTAATGTTGCAGCAACTAATTACTGCTGGATACAAACGTGGGGGCCTTGTTGGGTTACACCTGGTGGTGGCGATACCACACCTGGTGATACGATAAATGACCGGACAGCTTATTTTGTTGGCGATGGTTCAGTTAATTTTGGAACTGTTATCAATGCGTTGAATTATTCTCATCAGCAAGCTGGTTTCTGTATTGATGAAACAGCTTCTGGAACGAGTGCACTTCCATTGATTATGCTCCAGATTAGTATTTAAGGATTGGGGGCTTCGGCCCCCTTCTTTTTATTATCCTGTAAGGATTATAATGGATGGTTGCGAATTAGTACCTGACAACACAAGCGAAAAAGACCTGCAAGAAGAAGTTAATCGAAGGACTTGCAAAGCGGGATATACGACCAAGTACGGAGAATGTCGTTGTGCAACAAAGATTATGACAACAGTGGCGTTTGGTGAGATTAAATACAATTTATGGCCTCGTGATAGCGAGGGAAACTTAATAGATAATTAAAGGAGTTTTATAATGGCTGACGACTTTACAACTGGTGCAACGTCTGCCGCTCATTCTTTACGAGCTTATGTAAAGCATAACAGGTTTAAACCCTGGGGTGGTATGACATTTCAAGATTTTGATAATATGTTCGATTTGTTCGTTGCTGAAAATGCAGAAATAAGTGCAACGCCAGATTTTTCGGATGCTGCTGCGGGCACATTGTCATTTCCAGGCGCTATTACTGCGGCTGATACCGAAGCGGCAAGAGACCAAGCAAACTATCCTGAAAAACACGTAGGGGCTTGACATAGGAGTTTGACAATGAAACATGCCCAAAAGGGCAAAAAAACACGAGTATATAAAAAACCACAAGCAAGTTAAAAAACACGTAGGAGCTTAATTATGGCAGGTGCAATTACTACACCAACTTTAATAGGGCCAGGCGCTTATCCGATAGAAAGGTCTGGGCCACTGGCGTTCAATAACGATGAGGATAATGCCAGTACTGCCGAACAATGCGTAGGTACACCAGGTGCAAGTAAATCAATATACCTGACGCATATTACTATAAGTGGTCGTGCGGCTGATATTGCAATTACGCTTCAGGACGCTGTAACTGGTACGGTTCTGTTTGGCCCAATCCAGATGCAGGATGGAGGTAGTCCATTCACAAAGGACTGGAAGCATCCATTGAAAGTAGGTGATAACAAAGCGTTGTTCGTAGAGGCCTCCGCCGCTTCGGCATTTACTATTTATGGCGAATACTTCATCGGGAAGAAACCCATAGCTTAGGAATTTAGATGATAGTTATAGGCGTACCGGTAGATAAGGATTACGGGATAGATGTGCGCACCGCTGCATATTGTTCTGCGGAAGCGATGCGTCCCAGCGTCAAGTGGGGCTATGTCGCTTCGAGGGAAGCTGGTGTGGGCAGGAGCACGTTTGCGTATTACGCACTTAAAGACCCTGCCGTTACCCATTTATATTTTATAGATTCTGACGTTGTACCACCGGAGAATACGTTACAGAAGTTACTTGACCACAACTTGCCTATCGTGGCTGGTATTTACCCGATGAACGTAAACGGAGAAATGGCGTGGTCATTTAAGACGGATAGTAAAGCTGGCGGTAAGACATACGGTGGCTGGCGGCAACAAAGCTCGCCATTGTCGGACGGTTTGATGGATGCTACGGCGGTAGGCGGTTCGGTGCTTCTTGTAAAAAGAGAGGTCTTTGAAAAGCTTGAACGGCCGTGGTTTCTGATAGTGTATAAACCCATAGATGAAGAAGGCAGATGCTATGATTACGGAGAGGATGAGTATTTCAGCAGAATTGTACGGAAGGCCGGATACAAGTTAATAGTTGACCCGACAATAATCTGCAAACATTATAATTATAAGGAGCTATGATGGCGATAGTAACACCAATATTAGTGGGCGATGGGACACATCCAATCGAGGTCAATGCTCCCTGGGCGGTTAATTTTCATTCTGCCGACTTTGCGGCAGGTGGGTTAGACGAGGAATTAAAAGCGGCCCCAACTCGTGCCGGCAGTGCATTGTATCTAACTCACGTAACAATGGGTCTGGTGGATAGTGCAGACCACGGTTATTTGATAGATAATAAAATATCATTAGTGGATGGGATAGGCACTACTGCCTTTGGCCCAATAGGATTGCAAGTCCAAAGTGGTTTATTTCAAAAGGATTTTGACCCGCCCTTAAAAATAACAGACAACAAGGCATTGAATTGTGTAGGAGTTTATGCCGGAGGTGGTTATAACACTGCGTGCTTCGTCTATGTAGAAGGATTCACGGGAGATAAACCTTTAGGATAAGACAAGTCTTTAGGATAAGGAATCAATTATGCCAGAAATAAATGAAACGTGTGAGTTCGAGACGAAGGCTGACCAAATTCAGTTTCATACGCAAACCAACGGCGATAAAATTCGCATAGACGGCATACATTTAACGCAGGAGCAAGCGACAAGTTTGGCTTGGCTGGTTAATGCCGATGATAATGCGATATTAAAAGTTGAAATAAAATTGAAAAAAAGGTGAAAAAATAATGTTTTTTTATTTTTTGAAAAGAAAAAATAATGGCTCTTACTGAAACTGCAATTTGTAATCTTGCTCTTGCCAAAATAGGGGCTCTTCGCCTAACTGATTTAGATACAGATACTTCCGTGCAAGCAATTCAATGCCAGTTACATTACGACCAAACAAGGGATGCCTTGCTGCGTTCTCACTGGTGGCGATTTGCTTCTGCGAGGGCTGAATTGGTGGCGGATGCCGATGACCCTACTTTTGAGTGGGATAATCAATTTGTCCTTCCCGATGACTTTTTACGATTGAAATCAGTTTATGATGATAATAATACCACAAGGAAAAACACGCTTAATTCCTTTGCATTAGAAGGTTCGCTTCTCCTGACAAATGACTCTACAGCCAGTATTCGCTATATCAAAAAAGTTACTGATGTTACGGAGTTCGACCCGTTATTTGTTGAAGTTCTGGTTTTGAATCTTGCCATTAAGTTGGTTATGCCGCTTGCTCAAGACAGGAAAGCAAAAGAAGATTTGATAAAAGAATTAAGACTTCTAATGCCTGCTGTTAGGACTTTAGATAGGCAGGAGACAAATACTATTGGCAGAAGCGATTTAGGCACTTGGAACGATGCCCGTCTTGGCGATAGCAGAATCAACTCTAAATTAGGTTCAGCATAATTAGATTTAACATAATAGGTTTAATGTAAATGCAGATATTCCCTATAACAGCCGACCACGATGCTTTAATTAACTTTGTTGCAAACGAGCATATTGACTGGACGGATACAACAGAAGATTTAGAAACTACTGGCTCTGGTACGTTTGGTCAGGTTAATGTTGATACCATAACAGAGAATACTCTTAATGCCGGTGTAACCATTGAAGGAAGCCTCTTAAAAGATGGCAGTATAGAGACGGGCGTTGGTGGAACGACAGTAACTGCTGGCTATTTTATATCAACAAGGCCAGCAATATCCGGCGCTCCATTTGTGGTAACCTCAAATGTGTTATGTACTAACTTAAATGCAGATTTATGGGATGGTTATGAATTTGCAGATTATCTTAATCAAGCAGTTTTAACAACCTCAACTCCAACTTTTGATACGGTAACTTGGACAGGCGGCGGCTCAGCCAATGCCAACACAGCTTATACTCACAGCCAGATAGCAGGTGGAGATAGCGTTCACGTTTCAGTGGCAGAGAATACTGCTTGGGATGCAGCTTATACCCACTCGCAGGTTACTGGCGACGATGGTATTCACGGCACTAACTACCTCAAGGATAATGCCGACGACGAAACCACAGGAACGATTACGGCAGCGGGCTTAATTGTCGATACAGATACTATTTATACCGATATAGCTAATCATTGGCTTGGTATTGGAACGTCAACGCCAGAAGGTATTTTGAATATCGTCAAAGAGGTTGTCGAGCCTGTAATTTATTTAGATACATACAGCACAACCAACGCAACGTCAGCTACGCTTAATTTCAGAAAATCGGCGGCAAATACAGAAGATACTATTACAGAAACGACAAGTGGTAATGAGTTAGGCCAACTCGCCTTTCAGGGTGTCGCAAGCGTTGCTGGCCGAAGAGCGAGGGGGGCTATTATTAAGGTAATCCAGAATGGGGCTTCTGGTGCGTGGCACGTCCCCGCCGATTTAATTCTTGAGACCCGTTCAGCCACGGCAGATAATACATCGCAGTTAGTTTTGCACCACGATGGCGGTGTAGGTATTGGCATAGCGGCGCCAGCGGCTAAACTCGATGTTGTCGGAACTACAAGATTAGGTGATAGTGCAACCAACTATTTAGGTGTATCAGCTGCTGGCGTAGTATCGCTGGCGGGTACAGCTAAAAGAGATTTAACCTTACGGCCAGATATAGACTACAGCACTATTACAGCACAAGGAAAGCCAACAAGAGTTACCTATGGTGCATTTCAAGGATTTTCATTACCGATTTACGCCGCCGATGAGGAAGTCTTTTTTGGCTTAAACGTGCCTGGCAGATGGGATGGGGCAAGCGATATAACAGCGGATGTATTAGTTTGCTTATCGGGGGCAGAGACGGCCGACGACGATTTCAGGCTTCAGCTTTCTTGGGAAAATTCTGAACTTGGCGAGCCGATTGTAAATACAACCCACGATGTAGAAGTACAAACAAATACACCGGCAGGCAGGAATGCTGCTTACGACACTTATATGATTTCTTTTACGATAGATTATGACGCTGATGCAGGACACCCGATATTAGCGCACGATTTACTGTCAATGCGATTAAGAAGGGTGGATGTTGTGGCCGGTACGGAAATTGCCGGAGAGATAATAGTATTAGATACCCACTTGCATTTCACTGTAGATAAAATGTTCAAGGCTTTAGATTAGGTTTGTAAGAACCAACAAGGTTTGTAAAAACCAACAAAAGGAAAAAATTATGATTCTCAAAATTGAAGCAGACGAAGAAGCAAAAACTGTATTAAAAACCGCTTGTGATATTATCTTAAAGGCTCGTGGATTGGGGGCTATGGATGTAACTGTTCTTATCCTTAATTCCATTGTGCCACCCCCTGAATCAGCTTTTCCTAAAGCCGTAGAGAAAACAGATGGAAAATAATATTACTTTTGGCTGGTATACCGGCGAAAGTCTCGATGCCGGTGTCTATGCGCCTGATGGTACTCGCAGAGAAGACCCTGATGTAGATTTAACCGAAATAGGTGCTACTGGATTATATGTAGGCTCTTCTGCAAATATACAAATAGGTGATTTGGTTATTATTGATGATGGCACTACGCAGGTGGGCTGGGGTGAATATAAGCCGACAATCAATGATACCAAATTAAACACTTTAATATCCGGCCTAACAAGACATCTTTATGTTTACGATGAAAGAAAATGACAAATATACCCATAATAAGTTTTAACGGTGGGGAATTTAGCCCGCTTATCGATACCCGTTCTGATATTGAAAAGTATTCGTCTGGCTGTCGAAAATTGGAAAACTTTTTTCCGAGAATATACGGTGCGATAGAACGCAGGACAGGCACAAAATTTATTAAAGAAGCAAAAAGGTAAACTATGAAAATAAAAATAGGTGATAAAGTAGTTGATGTAGACGATTCGTCCGGCAGGCTGGTTATCAAAGCAACGGCAGAAGAAATTAAACACCCTGACGGCAGGGTTGATGTGGTTATTCACGTTCCTTGTATGCAAATTGCAGGAAATATTAAGAAAGGATAAGGTGTAAAGTGGCTTCAGGTATTTATAATAAATTTAAGGCAAATCTTATGAATAAGATTGTCGATTTAGAGGATGATGTTATTAAGGTAGCTTTGTTTGATAATGTACACAGTTTTGCGGCCGGTAACGCAACCTATGCTGATGTTTCGGCAAATGAACTGCCTGCTGTCGGTGCTTATGCTACTGGCGGGGCAACATTAGCAGGCAAAGAGGTTGTGGAAGCAGCGACGACCAAATGGGATGCTACTAATGCGACGTGGGCAGCCGCAACATTCGACGCATATTACGCAGTAATATATGATACGAGTGCCGCTGATAATCTTATTTGCTCCATAGATTTTGGTGGAATAAAATCGGTTACTGCTGGTACGTTTACAATCCAATGGGATGCGGCTGGGCTGATTACGATTGCGTAGGATGTAATATATCTTGACAATAACATAATGTTTTGCTATCATAATAAAAACTTTAATGAAAGGTCAAATTATGGAAGCAAAAAAAGGTTATTATCAAGACAAAAAAGGGAAATGGTGGTACGAATATGGTGTTTTGTCTAATGGCAAAAAAAGGAGAACAAGTGCTTATATTGAAAAGTGTTTGTACTGTGAACAGAAATTTCTAACTTTAATACAGAGAAAAGAAAATGGCAATACAAAAGGATGTTATTGTTCACGAAGTTGCGCACATAAAGCCAAACCAGGCTTTTCTTGGAAAAACCACAAGGGGAATAAACACCCAAGTTGGAAAGGTGGAAAAAGAAAAATTAGAGGTGGTTATATCGAAATATATGCACCCAATCATCCTGCCGCAAGAGGTGGTAAATATGTTCGAGAGCATCGACTTGTTATGGAAAAACATCTTGGCCGATATTTATTGCCTTCAGAGCAAATTCACCACAAAAATGGGATTAAGGACGACAACAGATTGAAAAATCTCGAATTGATGACTAAAGATTTGCATTTGGGAAAAATAACTTGTCCATATTGTAAAAAGAAATTTTTGATAAAATAAGGAGATAAAATATGGCGACTCTACCTACCCCTGGTGGTGATAGTGGCACGTGGGGGACTGAACTAAATGAATTTTTAGAGGTATCATTGGCCTCTGACGGCAAGGTAAAAAATGAGGCATTGCAAAGTCTTTCTACTGCACCTGTGGCAGACGCTGCTCTTGCTAATAAGAAATATGTAGATGACCAGATAACAGCAGGCAATCCAATAGGCGATGCTCCCACAGTATATGATTCCGAACCTACTGCAATGCTTAAAGACCATTCATATAAAGTACAAACCGCAGGTTTTGTTAATGCAAGAGTAAGTTATGCCGACCGAGTTTTTATATCCGTAGGTGTCGAAAATAATCCAACGGAAACTGGAGTTAGGGTTGCTGCGGGAAATACAGCAGGTGATACTATCAGTGAATCTTTTGGTATGGCTTTTGTGCCTAAAGATTATTACTTCAAAGTTACAGGTAGTGGCACGATTACTATTTACTGGACACCTTTGATTTCAGGCGGTGGTGCTCCAGTTGACCAAGATTAAAAGGGGATAAAGTTTGGCTCATACCTTTGACACCAATTTAAGGTTTAGTGTAAACTATAGTCCGCTTGCCGCTGATTATACCTGCGGAAGCGGTGCAACTCTTTTATGCGTAGGCATAGTTTCTGCTGGTCCAATTCGACGTTATGGAACCGCCCCCACTTATAATGGCATACCTTTAACTTTAATTGGCTGGTCAACAGGTTATGTATCTTATCCTGAAACATATACTGAACTATGGTATTTATTAGACCCGCCAACTGGTACTGCGTACCCACTTCATATTCCCAACCCCAGCTCTATAACCCTACACATTCAAGCATCAAGTTATAAAGCTGCTGCCGGATATACAAGTGCGATAGATGGCAGTGATGGTAACAGCGAAATTTCTACCAGTCCTTCAATATCACTTACAACTACTGAAGACGGGGATGTTATTGTTGGAGTATTAGGCAGTGGTGAAAATGTTGTTCCTGTGGCTCAATCAGGAACAGAATTAAATACAACCGACAACGGCCTTTATTCTGATAGCAATCAATATACATTGCAATCAACGGCTGGTGCAATAGCAACAAGCTGGACAACTGGTGTTTATGGAAGTGATGTTTACGGTGCAGGTATTTATAACGGCGACCATAATTGGGATATAAACGTCGCTGCTTTTAAGCAGGCAACCATTGATACAACTGTAGAGCAAACAGTATTGGCATTATCTTTAAGTCTTATACCGCCTGCTATCGAAACAGAATTAGGAATTACCGTATTTCCTGAAGCAATAGCTTTAACGGCAACGTTAAATGCACCTGTCATATCTATAGGCAGAACATACG